CTTCTCGTTCACCGAGAGGACAGCCCTGCGGCCGGCGCCCTTGGTCGAAACAGCAGCAACCTGACCTTGCAGCGACTTGATCAGCTCGCGGTCCTTGGCCTGCGCAGCGCGCATCGACTTGACCAGATCCAGCGTAGCGCCGAGAACCTGCCCAATTGCCTCGCGGTCATTGTCTTGCTGGTCAATCAGAGACTTGACCAACGCGGTGCCGTCCTCGGCCTCGATGACAGTGCCGTCCTCGAGAGTGAAGCGGAGCGACTTGGTGATGGGCTCGCCATCGCCATCATCGTCGCCATCATCACCGTCCTGATCCTTCAGATCGGGATCATCTTCGCCCTCGTCGGCGGCGGCTTGGATTTTTTCGTCCGTGCCTTCGTCCGACTGAGACTTTTTCAGTTCTTCAGCTTCGGCGTTCACCGAGGCCAACAGGTCTGCAAAGCTCATGACTTAACTCCTAAGTCCAGTTTTAAGATCGCGCAGAAAACGCGTTACCCATTCGGTCGCCGCGTCGGACGAAAGGCCGAATACTTCACCGCAATGCTTGATCAGCTCGGCCTTTGACTGGCCGACACCACCGGCCATTACCTGGCTGGAAATCGCATCGCGGAATTCGTGATAAGAGGCAGGCGCGCCATCCAACGACTGCACGCGCATGGCGGAACCGCCGGAGAGCTGCGCAACGTCGGAGCCGTAACCGGCCTCAAGAGATTTGCTGATAATCAGACCATCGGCGGTCCAGGATTTCGCCAGAGCGCCGAAGGGGACGGTCGAGATACCGCCTACATGCTGATTCACGGGCTGCTGGCTGATCGCCAGGTTCGTCCAGCGGACCTTAGAAACGACAGCGACACGGTCGCCGGTTTTCTTGTCTACGCGAATGGACTTCTCCATGACCGCACCGCCAACGCTGGGATACCAGCGCTTCGGCGGGTTCAGTTTGGTCATGCTGTCCCAAACCATATTGGCGCGAGCCGCGAGCGGCGTATCACCCGTGAACAGCTTGGCTTTGACGAACGTGACCCCGTCGCGGAACTTGACGTCTACGGGGACGCCTACCTCCCACATTTCGGGCTGATCGATGCCGTAGCGGCGAGCGACTGAAGGCATCGACTTGTGGTCGATATCCAGATTGCCGAATTTCAAGAAGTGATCGGCGCTGTCGCCCAAAGCCTTAGACAGAACGATTTCGTTCTGCTGGTCCTTCGCCTCGCGGGAGGCTTCCAGATATACGAACCGGTCCCCTGCTTCTTCGGCCGGTGTGGCCTTCAGCATGGACTCGATACATAGGAAGTCGGGGACTTGCCCGAGCAGTTGATCGTCGGATCGCATGCCACGATAGTGCCGTCACGACCACGCGAGCATAAAAAAAGAGCCGCTCGAAAGCGGCCCAAGGAGACATCCCAAGGTAGGGGAATTCTATTCGCCGAGCGCCTCGCGGGCCTTGGCAATAACTATGCTGACCTGCCCGAGTTCATCGGTCATGGCGAGATACCGGGCGGCGGCACCGTCCACGTCGAGAATGGCGTCTTTCTTCAGCTCGGCCATCTGCTTCTGCAGATCGTCGTGGCGCTTTTCAGCAGCGGCCAGAATCTTACGCTCGTCCGCATCGGTACGCGCCTGCAGCGCAGACAGATCGGCGAGCTGGGAACGGATACCATCAGCGTTCATTTGCGGACCTCTGCCAGACATTGAGAGCGCAGGCCGGAATCCATGATGGAATAGCACCGCCCCGGATCGCCATGCGCGCGAGCCAGGCAATAGGTGCGAGCGTCACCGTCGGCGATCACGTAGCAGGAGCCGGCATCAGCAGCCAGCGCCGGGCGCAGCCAGCCAATCAAGGCGGCAGCTACCAGGCAAAGCAATGCAACGAGAAGCATCCGTTTAAACGTGTCCATGTCGTTGATGATACTCAATTTTCCGAAACCTGTCCGCTTTCAGCCGCCTGACGCTGGCGCAAATACCATGCAAATCCGGTGTCATCGAGCCCCTCCAACGGCGAGGTCATCAGGTCGCGGATACCGTACTTTTTCTCCAGGCGATCGCGGGCCCGGAATTCCTCCCGGTGGTTCGCCACCATGTCGATCAGCTCAACGTCATTCTTCTGGCCGAGGCGGTCGATACGGGCATTGCGCTGGCCGTGGGTCTTGGCCGTATCCGGGATATCGTGCTGGATCAGGTAGCGCCCGGATTGCAGGTTCATGCCGACGGCGCCAGCGTCCGAGGCCAGCAGGATATCGGCCTGAGCCTCGCCCTTTTCAGGGTTGAACATCTTCTTTTTGCGATCCTTCTCCGCGGCGCTATCCGAGCCGGTAATCGTCACCACCCGTTTGCCGGCCGCTTCCAGCTTGGCTTTCAGCCCGGCGATATCGGCGCGCGCATGGGCGAACACCACGCCCTGGCGATCGGGACGAGCCGCGACCTCCTTCACGGTGGCGTCGTATTTCGCATTGTCAGGATGCGAATTAATCACCCGGCGCACGGCGGAGTTTTTCAGAATGCCGAGCGACTTCTGCAGCTTTTCCGCTACAGCCTTGTGCTGGTCAGCCGGAATGTCCTCAAACGAGCCCGGCGAAATCGCCTTCATGGCATCCACCGCAGCCTCGCCGCGCAACTTCGCCAAGCGTGCCGTCGAGAAGTGCCCATCCAGCTCCCGCAGGGCTTTTTTTTGCCCAGCGGACAGATCGACTTGCACCGTTTTGCGATCAGCGTTGACGCCCGAGCTGATCTTGTTCGGGAATACGTAGCGGGACATTTCCCGGCGCAGCGCGTCTTTCGACGACATGGTGTCCGCGCCGTACTTCCGCATGAACTCGCCCCGGTCGCCATACCGGCTGCGGTCGAGTTTTTGCAGGACGGAATGGATCTCCGACGCGTCGTTTTTGACCGGGTCGCCCGAGAAATATCCGTAGTACGGCGTGTGGTCGCCCAGCGCCTCGGTCACGTTCGACAGGCTGGAATCTTCCTTGCCTGCCCGGTTGACCGTTTCATGAGCCTCGTCGACGGCCGACATGTCGAACTGAATGCCTTCCTTCTCCATGACGCCCTGGATCCAGGCCTTGCGGTCCTCCGGCTTCATTCCGGCGAGCTGCTTGGTCATTGCGGCTTCGTCGGTGCCGGCGTGCTTGGCGCCCAGGTGGATCATGTCGTCGCGGAACGACTGGTGCGTCATGACGCAAAAGTGGTTAGACGGATCCTTGTAGGCCGCGATCCGTTCCTCGCGGCTGGCGCCAGGCTGGATGTGCCATTTGTACTTGTTCGGCTCCAGGTAGCGCAGCGCCTCACCGCCGAACTGGCCCTGCACGATCGAGGGCACCAGCATGATCGCGCGCTTGACCTGGCCCTTGGAGTGCAGATGGGAGAACCCGCCCAACATAATGGCCGTCTTGCCAGAACCCGCGCCGAGCGCACCGCCCAGGCGCTTATTCGCCTCCCACATTTTGATGGCGCGCTGCTGCGGGGCGTACTTCCCCGACATAGACGGGTTCCACAGCTTGACCGGGTCGCCGGGCTTGAAGTTCTGCCCGACCATACCAGCCATCTGCGCGAGCTGGCGCTCGGCCGCGTGCCCAAGGGTGTGGCGCTCGTCGGCAGCCAGCCCCTTGTCCTTAGCCGCGGCGGGAGCGTCCTCGGACGAGAAGAACCCGAGCTGCGACTGTTCGAAGGCGGCCTGCTGCTCGCGGGCAGCGTCCAGCTTGCCGGTAATCGAACCGCCGGCATACTTGCCGCCGACACGCTCGCGCAGGGAGTCGCGCAACGCGGCCTCCTTCGCCTGCCGAGCCGCACGGGCGTCCGGGTCGACCGTGTCGAGGTGGGTCAGGTTGTTGCGGATTGAGGCCCGGCCAACCTTCAGCGGCGTGTCCGGGCTCAGGGTGTTGTAGTGCTCCGCGAACTTTTCCGCCACGCTCGAGCGGATCAGGTCTTGCATCGCCTCGTAGGCGCGCGCCGTTCCCCGGTGGGCCTTGACGTATTTGTCCCAGGTGAGCGAGGCGGCGTTGTGCTTGGCCGCGGCTTCGTCCCGCTCCGTTTTCCATTGCGACCAGGCCGGGTTTTCCGACACGTCGCCGAACATGTCCGTGGCGGTGCGCTCCGGCTCGTTCGCGTCCAATTCTTCGACGCGCGCGCGTAGCGTGGATTCCTCGGGCGACTCGTGCGCTACGTTCTTGGCGAAGTGCTCGCGCAAAACCCGCTGATCCTGCGGCGTCAGCTCCCCGATCGGTTTGTACGCCGAGACACCCTCGGGATGGTCAGACAGCGCCCGGTGCATGGCCTCGGCCGACATCTTGTCCATGGCGAAGGTTTGCCGGTTCAAGGTCGACCGCTTGCCGCCGTAGGCCTTCTCGACGAAGGCATCGGCATACTTGTCGAACATCGGCGCCAGGGCGTCGGCGGTCTGCATTTTGCCGTTGGCGCCCTTGAGCGGCGCGACGGCGTCCAGGGCGGCGCGGTAGGCCTCGCTGTCGCCCGCCTTCTGGAACATTTCGGCAGACTGGACGTCGGCCAGGATATCGGCCGGCAGATCGCCATCGGCCATCCGGCCACCGATGTAATCCCGGAGGGACTCGTGCAGATCGCCGCCCGACGGATCGAACGGCAGCGCAACCCGCTGCGCCACGCCAGGCGAGACGGCAGGCGCGGCCAGATCGGGACGGGAAGCGAAGCCGAGCGGCAACCAGCCATCCTCGTCCATGTCGCCGCGGATAATGGCCTGGCTACGTTTGAGCTGGGCCAAGTCCTCACGGTCGACAGGATTTGCCAAGCGATCCATGCCATCGCCCGATACCGTCATGACCAGCTCGCCGCCGGCACGTTCCAGCGTGTAGTCGCCCTTTTGCAACCCGAGCGCGGCGGCCTGCTTGGTAGCAGCGTCCTCGCGCATCTTGCCCATGGGGATCTCTAGCTTGTCCTGGTTCGGCGCCTGCAGGGCAGCGACCAGGGCAGCATTCGCCTCGGTTTCGCCCAGCACCGTGCCCAGCACCCGCTTTGCTTCACCGACGGCGTTACGGCGCTGCTCGTTCAGATCCTGCGCGAGCTGCATGTCCTCGCCGGTGGCGATCGTATCCGGCATTTCGATGCCTTCGGCGATCTTCTGCCAGCCCTTCGCCTGTTTCACCGATTCCTCGGTGGCCTTGGCGTAGGTATCCGCATGGAAGTCACCCAGCGCATCGGACACCTGCTGGAACTCGGCAGGCGACAACGACGAGCGCAGCCGGCGGGCCAGCACCTGGGCAGCACCTGCCACGCCGAGCACGTCGACCACGGAGCGGTCAATCATCCCTTGACCAGCGACGGTCAGGGCCAGGGAATTCATGGAATTGTAAGCGCCGACGCCGATATGCTTACCGAGGACACCGCGATCGTGCTGGTCGATTTCAGACAGGAACGAGCGAGCCGCGGCAGTGCGCAGGTCGTTCTCGATATCGGCCCGCACCGATTCCTCCAGGGCGGTATCGTCATCCGTCACGTCCAGGCGGTAGGCCTTGGGCAACGTATCGGCGTCGTCGATTTCCTTTCCAGCGGCAGCGGCTTGCTGGGACAGGAGCTGCAATTTTTTCCGAGCTTTCAGGATTTCGAGCGACGCCTTCATATCGGCCTGGCGATCGGCCCCTTTCGGGTCGAACAGCGGCGTGTCGCGGACGGCGTCCAGCTCTTGGGCGAGCTGCTCCTTGGCTTGGCCGCGCGCGAGCACCGCCTGCCGTTCCTCGGGCATCATGGCCGCCAGTTTCGCATCACGGGCCTGCGCCACTGCCGCAGCGGCATCCGCGGGGCCGACACCAGCCTCGGCGGCGCGCTTGCCGTAGTCAGCCGCAAAGCCCAGCCCGGAGCCCGCCGGCTTCACCGGGTCGATATCGGCCACCGACAAAACATCGGGGTCATCCGATTGCAGCGGGATTTCGCCCACCGACGACTCGCGGGCATCGTGATCAATACGGGCTTGGTCGCCAGCCTCACGAGCAGCCGCATGGGCAGCTTTCAGGGTTTCACGATGGTGCCGGGCCTCCAACGACTTGACCGCCTGAGGCGATAGGTCGGCAAATTTGCTCGGGTCGAATTCCAGATCAGACGGTTTCCAACCCTTGGCCTTCGCCACGGCCGCGATGAATTCCTGCTCGGCGGCCTTCTTCTGTTCCTTCAGATCCTTGCGGGCCGATTTCTTGGCCTCGTAGAGCCCGGATTCCTTGTCCTGGGCTACGCGGTCGGCCTTTGCCTTTTTACGGGCTTCCTGGCGGCGCTGTGCGGCCTGTGTGGCGCTTTCGCCAGCCTTGGAGGGGGTGATTCGCAGTCCGGTCAGTTTCCCGCCAGCGCCGCCGATGATGTGGGCGGAACCGTCGGGGTTCTCACGGATAAGGACAGGGCTACCTTTTTCATGGCCTGGAGGACGTACGGTAATCCAGCGTTCTCCCGGCCCGAGCTGGGCGGCAGCTTTGATCAGATCGGCAATGGCAGGATGGCGGCGCATCCTCCCATGGTGCGGTCACGACGCCGCAACATAGGAACGACCCGGTAAAGAGGCAGCATAACCACGTAACTCCGGGGCTGGATCGCGGTTACGGCATCGGTTACGCAATTTTGTGCCGAAAAATCAACGTCTTATATATATATATAACCATGTAACCATGATTATTATTATATATATACATACATGCAGGTGCGCGCCCGCGCCCACATACGCGCGCACATGCATGCGATATGGCTATCTTTTTTTTGAAAATCAGGTTACGCGGTTACGATCAACAAAATTGATATATCTATCAATAAGTTAGGCCGTAACTGGCAACCTAACCATAGCGGTTTTTTCGGTCAGGACATAACTTTGTGGCAAGGCGGGATTCGCGCCGACATCCCAAACCCAACCGGAGAGCCCCTAGGGCCCCCATTAGAACGGGGGAAGTGCATGCATAGACTATTACGCGCAGCGACCTACGCAGCCACACACGCTGGCGAAGATATCCACGTTGCCGACATGGCACGAGAAGCCGGGCTAAGCTCCCGGCATTTCATCCGCAGGTTCAAACGGGTGATGGGAATCACGCCAGCACGATACCTAACCGTGGCGAGGCTCGAGAAGGCGCAGATGCTACTGTCGACCACGCTCTTGCCGATCGTCCACATAGCGGCCGAGTGCGGGTTTTCCAGCCAAAGCAGCCTGACGACCTCGTTCAAGGAAGAATTCAACATGACACCGGCTCGCTACCGGCGTGAGAATTCTACAGATCCCGAGGAAATAAGGTTTTGCGACATATGCCCGTTCAGAGGGCTGTTTCAGCCGGTGTTCAATTAGGCTTCTTTGAGAACAGCTCTTGCAGCCAGGCGGCGAACTCAGGATCGTCGCCGGCAGCGGCTTCCAACACCTGGACCCAGCGCCCGCGGCAATTAGGGTGCATCAGGCCAGCAGGAACCCACCAAAGCTCTTCGGGGGAACGAGGCACGAGCTGATCGCCTACGCGCTTACGTGGGGCCGACGAGCGCCCGTAATTGTCCTTGCCGACCCAAATCTCTGTATCGGGGTCTTTGTTCGGCTTGTCGGGCGGCACCACGGTCATGACACGGCCATCTATACGACGGCAGTGAATGCAGGCGCTTGCATACTGCTCAACCCGCTTGACCTTCGTGCCCGGCTTCAGGCCAGCAATGAGCCCGACCAAGGCGTTGTTGCCGGCCTCGGTAACGGCGATGCGACGCCAGTCCCGGTTAAGCGTGGCGAAGGCGTCTGCCAGCTCGGTCTGTAGAGCCCGGCCAGGGATGCCCTTGACCTTCAGCATCTGGCGTTCGGCATGACGACGGATGATCCCACGCATCTGGCGCCGAGCATCATCGGAAAAGTTGGTGACGTACTCGGCAGCCTTGGTGGCCGCGATATCGAGCACCGATCGCTCGATGCGCGAGAGGGCGAACTGTTCGACCGCCGAGGCAACCGTGTTCGGCAGCGCCGCCAGGATGACGTCGGCCTGAGAGAACGAAGGCGGCTTGTCCAGATTGGCCTGCACCTTGCCCATGAGCGTCGAGCGGGTCGCCATCCATTCGGATTCGGCTACCAGGGCGTCCGAGGGCAAGTACCGCTGGAACACGTAGTCGACCATCATCATGTGATCCTGCAGCGTCCACTCGGACGGCGGCAGCGCCCGCAGGTAAATGCGCACCAGGTCAGCCTCGGCCGGCGTCCATCGCTGCATCATGCCGGGCGGCGGCGGGGGGACTTCCCCGGCCTTGTGATATTTCCCCGTCGACCACTTCAGGAGTTCGGCCTGCACCACGTCCAGGTACGCCAGGCCGCGCTGATGGAACAGCTCGATCAGGCGACGCACGAACGGCGACTCATGGGGAGTATCCCCGTCATCGTGATCGTGGACGGACTTATAGATGTATTCCAAGCCGGCGTTGGTAGCGCGCTCGGAAAGATTGATGAGGTCGAGGAACAGGCCCATGGATGCAGGATCGCATCACGACGCCCCGCCGAGGATCACCACGGCGGGGCACCGGCCGGCCCCTATAGGGAGGAACGCGCCCGAAGGCTACCACATGACCGGCTGCGGCCCTTTTGCCCGAGTAAACCGCTTGCGGGGGCACACACACCAAGGAGGACAGCCTGCATTCTGTGATCACGACGCAACGAAAAACCCGCCGGGGTTAGCGGCGGGTTTCTCGGCAGGTTTTGAGAGTCTCGGCAGGACTCATCACGGGGAGGTGTTCGCGGACACCAGGGAGGGAATTTGGTTGCGGAGAGAGGACTCGAACCTCCAACCTCCGGGTTATGAGCCCGGCGCGCTGCCAGTTTGCGCTACTCCACGGCCAAATAATACCACGGGTGCGCATATTTGCGCTTAGGGATTACCCTTGTTCCGGCTCGGATGTTGCGACATAGCGACGGCGACCCTTGGCGTCCGCGACCACCAGGCCATCCTCGCCTTCGTCGACAACCGTGTAATCCTGCGCCGAGCGCTTCTTGTGCCCGAGCACGTTGTCCCATTTGACCTTGTGGCGCTGCTTGCCGCATTCGAGCGTGCAGCCGTGCTCGCCGTGGGCAAGCACCTTGCCGGAGACAGCGCCCAGGCGCGGATGGCGATAATACAGGTCATCGCCAGCATGCACGCCAGCGCGACGCGGATGCGGCTCGTTGGGCTTATCGGCCGGCTTCATACCTCGATCCTTAGAACCGGCAGTCCGAACGATTTCTGGATCGGTTCGTCGCCTTCATCATCGGCGCCGCCTTCGTCCGCGGCTCCTTCATCCTGGCCGCCGTCTGGCGAATCGTCCTGGCCGTCATCACCGCCGCCACCAAAGTCCGGATCTTCATCGGGGTCACCATAGTCCTCGCTGTTTGCTTGGTTTTCGGCCTGCCACAGTTGCTGCAGCGACGGATTAAGCGGGGCGTTGCCCCAGGCTTCCGTAATCTCGTCCTGGCCGCGAGCTTTGCGGGCCTCGTTCACCGTGGAAAGGGTTGTTTCCTCGGTCCAAAGTTGCTGCGCATCTTTTTCGTCCAGGCCCGTCCACCGGAACACGTACTTGTCGCCGAACTCCGCGACGATGTAGTCCGAAAAGGTATCTTCCCAATGGGTGAGCAGCGGGCGCAGGCCCTTGTCCTTCGAGGAAATTAGCCGTTCCTCGGTATCATTGCCGGACAAACCACCGGAGCGCGTCGAGAAGCTGTCGAAGTTGATTTCTTCCGGCGACATGCCGTAGACCGCGCAAATAATGGCGGTCAGGAGCGTCATCCAGCGCTCGAACAGGACGTCGCTCACGTCGACGTTGAAATTCTCGAAAGCGGCTTTCGACTCCTGATTTTTCGACACCATGACCGGCAGGGTCCAGGCATTGTTGATGCCTTTGACCATGTTGTTCCACATGCGTCTAAACGCGGCGATATCCTCCTGAGAGTAATCACCGGTCAGGTGCAGTAGCCCCTTCGGAATGGCGTTGGAGTCAAAATACTTGGTGTTGTAGGTGAAGGCGTTCAGGAACCCCGTCACCACACGGATTAGCAGCTCTGTTTCGGACTGGCCGTAGCCGCCCGCCAGAACCTCGGTCGTCGGGTTGCGCGGGACGTAGATCAGGTCGTTGTAGGTGTAGACCGCACGAACGCGACCCTCGACCACCTGCAGAGAGAAGATTTCATCGTCTCCGCGATAGCCTTCATCGGTACATAGCCGGATCGTGGCACCGTCGACCGCATACAGGCCGTCTATACCGAGCGCGCGGTTGCGCTTGTACTCGGTTTCGATCGGCGCCGAGTCGAGCACCAGGCTATCTTGCACGAGCTTCGCCATGAAGCCCGAGAAATTATCCCGCTTCAGGCGCGCTCGCATGCGCGGGTTGCGCTCCCAGCCGCAGTTTGTGAAGAACGAATTCAGGAGATCGGTCGACTCTTTGTCGGCCTTGCCAGCCTTGGCGCTGGGATCCTTCAGGCGCACCTGAAAGCCCGGCCCCTTGCCATCTTCGGACACTCGACAGAACCGCTGCACCTGGCGCACGCGGGTGCGGATCACCGACGCCAGGACCGGCGTCTGCGCCACCATGGTGCGCATGACGTCAAAACTGAAGGCAGACGGCCGCTCGTACCAGTCGCCCATGACGTGGATGCGCTGATCGTCCAGGTAGACCGACTGCATCCCGCGATTTTTCTGCTCGACGTTGCGCGAGGGGAAAGGGATCACCTTCGCCCGCTCGAGCGACTTTTCAAACTGCTGCTCGCGGTACTCGTTGGCAACGTATTTGACCAGTTCGGTCATGTCCGGCACGGACGACGGCATGGCCGCCTGCTGCATTTCAGCATTGGCGTCATACCGCTCGTCAGCAGGTGCGGCGGGGTCGAGGGCAATTTCGCGGGCAGTGTCGCTCATACAGCAAGGGTAAGATCACGACAGCCGATCAGGATTCGACTGCAATAAACTGGAAGCATCCGGGATCTTTCGGGCGAACGATCATCCCACGCTCAAGGCACCGGCCTTCTTGGAACGCAGTACACCGGCCGCAAACATCGCCAGAGAGCTGGTGGCGCAGGACTTCCTCGGCAGCCGCAGGCATGTGCTGCACCACGGCAGCGCCGCCGCCGCGCACAATCTGCACCGTCTTTTCCTCGACCGGATCCGGCATCAGGAACGTGGACGTGCCATGCGCGCGAGCCCAGGCCACGTCGCACAGCATGTTCGCGTAGCTGGTGTGCGGGTCGATACCGACCTTAATGACCTTGCGCTTGAATTTCTTTTCGTCCTCATCTTCCTCGACCACGAGCGCGGTCTTGGTAAAGTGGTGAAACGCGACCTTGCGGCAAACCTCGAGCTGCTGGCGGATGCCCTTCTCGACGTACTCCTGCACCAGGGCATCAGGATCCGGAAACAGGCACATCTTTTTGACGAAGCGCGCCATGGACACCTGCATGCATTTGTACTGGTCCAGGCGCACGGTGTAGCGGTCCAGGGCGTCCTCGTCGGTGCGCCGATCGGAGGCGTTCGCCGTGGGAGTGTCGCCCCAAATCAGCATTTCGCCTTCCATGTTGCCATAGCCGGCGAGGAACACGCGCCCCGGATGGCGCTGGGCAAAGCGCTTTGCGTCGTTGTAGTTCGGCAGGGTTTCGACGACGCAGGCCTGCACGCCGTAAAGGCTCATCAGGTCCGAGCACCGCGCGAACGGGTCGTCGCTGAAAATGTACTCCAGATGCACATAGGCCTGGCGCCCATCTGGCAAGCGCTCCTTGATGGTCACCACGTTGAACTGGCCCATCTGGTCGATGCCCATAAACGTGTTGCGAGCGGTCTTTTTCCACTGCAGGCCGATAGCCATGCCGGCGTCGGCGCACTCCTGCAGAATTTGCAGGTTGACCGGGATCGCAGACGGATCGGCCCACGGCTTACCGAGCTTCCGATTGTAGAAGTTCTTGAGGCTGACGGCCGTATTGTAGGCGGTGATGATTTCACCGGCCGAGATCGTCGGCGAGAGGAACTGCGGAAAGTGGATCGACCGGATCCGCGGCGGCCGATCCTTCAGCGGGATACGGGGATCGCCAGGCGCGTCCAGCTCCGGATGTTCGGGGATCCATTCGCCGCGCTGCGTGTCCTCGATCCAGCCGCCGCAGGAGAAGCAAACGTAACGGTAGATGCCCAGCTCATTATCGAATTTGATGCAATTCGGGAAATAGTCGTCGAGCGGCTTTTTAGCCAGGCAGTGCGGGCACTCCGTGTGGAACTTGTACTGGCTGCCCTTCTTGTACCAGGCGTCGATATCGGAATCCGGCCAGTTGGCCGTCGAGCCCATCAGCGTGAAGCGAACCGGTGAAGCCGAAAGACGCTCGCGGGTCTTTTCCATTTGGTCGAGCGACATTTCCTGCACTTCGTCGAACGACAGGACGTCCATCGGCATGGATTCCGTCGACGATCGGCCCGTGGTCCAGGAGAATAGGAACAGCGCCTCGCCAATGCGCCGGGTGCGTACGTTACCCTCGCCACTCTTACGGCCACTGCCGTCGGCGGCGTCCATCGTCATCAGGCGGTGCACGTCCGGCACCGAGCGCACCACCGGCATGAAACGCTCGGACGATTTCTTGCCGGCCAGATCCACGTCGGGCAGGAACATGCCGACCGTGGCGGGCCCGAACCGAAGCCCGAGATAGATAGAGGCCAGCATTTCCATGACGGTGAAGCCAACCTGCGCGCACTTCATCAGCACGAGCACGTAGTTGTACGCGTCCTCGTGCGTGTACGGGATCTGGTCGTAGATCCAGGCCATCGCCGGCCGGTCATCCAGCTTGAAATCCTTGCCGTCCACCTTCAGGCCGTCGGTTGCCAGGCGCTCGCACCAAATGCGGAACGTCTCGCCCGGCTTAATCACGCGCTGGCCCGAGTTCAGAACGAAGGCGACGTCCAGGAATTCGGCCTCGAACCGCTGCTGGCGTTCGACCTCGGTAGCGGCCTCCAGGGCCTCCCGCGTTTCGTCAGGCAAATACGGGTTCGAGTCAGACGGGAATTGCCAGCACGAGAAATCCGGATCAGCGGACCCCAGCCGCCACAGCTTGTAAAACGCGTTTTTCTTGCCGAAGGCATGTGAAAGAACCCAGGCCGTCCCCTGGTGCTGGCGTAGCGACGGCAGGAAAACGTCCTCCCACAGATCTAGCAGGCGATCGCATTTCGCCGCGTCGTCCACGACGATAGTGGCGTACTGCTCGACGGCATCGAGCCGCTTGTCGTCCAGGGAATAGAAGTCGATCGTGCCGCCGGTCACTAGCTCAACACGCCGACGGCTGGGGCGAGCGGTAATCAGGGCGTCCACGGCGCGCAGGACACGCCTACGGGCGTCGGTCAGGTCGGTGTCGGTAGCAGAGAACCAGGCGACCGGATGGCCGCGCAGAGCGCCCTTGTCGCCAGCGAGCAACGCCTCGATGCCGAGGGTGGTCTTTCCACCATCCTCGCCCATCGCGACAATGTTAAAGCGCTCGGCACGTGCGAGCGCTTTCTTTTGCGCCGGGTGAGGTTCCGGCAGCCTGACCTTGATCTGCTGTGCCATGACAGCAGGATCGCATCACGACAAAACTACTTCTCGCCGACCGGCCAGTGCTTGTTCGCGTACCGAGATTCCTTGGACGCAAACTGCGAGGTCATCTTTGCGTCTTCGTGGCCGGATTCGTGGTGTTCGGCCGCTTTAGCATGCACTTCCGCAGCCGCTTCATGAGCCTTTCGACCATGGGTGTTTTCGTCGCCAGACAGATTCCGAGCTGCAGCAGCGTGGAACTCAGCCTGTTTCCGGTGGTCAGCAGCCTTCTTTTTGTTGGCGATGTTCTTCGGCGCATGCGACTGATCGTGCATATGCATCATGAGCGCGTTGCCCGCGTCTTGAACCTTCTTCCGTTTCGCCAAGGTGCTCTCAGCACTCGATGCTTGCTTGGCGCTATCGTCGTGCCCCTTCAAGTGGGCGCGGAAATCATCGCTCCCATCCACAACCTGCCGCGCATGGTATGCCGCGCGTGCGTGAGAGGTAGCAGCGTCACGGTGGATCTTGTATTCTGGATGATCTTCGCCCTTCTCTGCTGCCAGCTTTCGATGCTTTTCCGCTGCAGCATCATGCTTGTCAGCGGCAACCGAAAGCGGATGGGCACCTGCTTTACCCTTCGGGGCGACCGGCTTCGGCGCAGCCGCCTGTCGGCTATCGTCATGAGCCTGCACCACCGAGCCATCGCTGCGGGTGTAGGTATCGACGTGGGCCTTCGTCAGCTCGGCGAGCGCGCCGGGCTTGCCGAACAGTAGGATGGGTTTTTGCATGGCGGTGTTCCAATACGAGCAAAGGAATGGATGCTGCCATTCTGTGGTCACGACGCCCGAAGCGCCCGACCAGCGCCCGAAGGCGCCGGACAGTGACCGTTAGCCCAACGTTTCAAGGCCCGGCGTGGCTGGCGTGCCAGACTTGCAGTCTAGTTCGATGCCCAAATGCAGCTTCGTGGCCTCCTTGAAGCCGATCCACTCGCCATGCCGGCCGAGGCCGCGAGCAGCCAGCTCACACCGGACAGCGAGCATCAGATCGAGGTCGCCACGGACGAACGCCGCCAGCACCTCGGTGGGGAAGGTCTGGACGTGGGCAGCCGCAGCGCTTTCGAGAGATTGGATCTGCTGCGGCATCATGCGCCTCCGAATAGATCACGGCTGGCACCACGACGACGCCCGCCCGAGTACGGCGCGGTCGGCTGCAGGTTCGCCATGATGCCCCACACACGAGCGAAGGCATCGTGCAGCGGCTTGTTCCTGACGCTTGCCTTAAAATTAGAATATGAGACCCCAAATACCTCGTCCGCCATGGCGCGAGCAACTTCCTCGCGGTTGATCAGCGCCCGAAACAGATAGTCGCGGTGCGGTGTACGCTCGACCTTCGCTCCCGGGAAAACGGACTCGATATCACCCTTTCGACGAGCCCTGACGAGCAGCATTTTGCTGTCAGGCTGGTTTGCCGCCGGAGTAACAATAGACAAAAACGCACGATTGAGACTTACCCACATGATGATCTTTCCTTTTTTAGATGTGTTTCCAATTTTTCCGGGTTTTGATGCTGGATATCGTCCCCGGACAAACCCCGTATCCCTTCGCCAGCGACCTACCGGTCTCGCCAGCATCCAATCGGGCCCGGATGTCCAACACCTGCTGCGTTGTAAGAATGGCCGTTCTTGCTAGTTCGCCTTTTGCGCTCCCGAACTTCATCCTGTTCTTGCTGTTGGCGTCCTGCAGGTTTTCCAGCTGCGAACCAGCGAGCAGATGATGCGGGTTAACACACGGGCGATTGTCGCAACTATGCATGACGACGCCACCATGACCGCCTGGACGATCGGGGATATCTCCCTTGTGGGCTTCATAGCTGGCGCGATGCGTGGTGTATGGCGTGCCACGAAACGAAAATGCCCCGTATCCGTGCGACCCAATCGGGCCCTGCCACTCCCAGCAATCGTCCTGTCCGGCGACGGCCGTCCTAGATAGAACGGCGCATTTTAGCGAGCAGACCTTTTCGCTGCGGTGTTTTGTGAATTCAGAGCCGCAATGCGAGCATATAGCGCATGCCATAAACCTCCCGAACTATTGAAAGAACGGGTGCATCGTAGCTCAAATTTGAGGATAGGTGTCTGTTTTTGCTCTATTTTTTCAGAGATCGAACAGGCTGCCAGAGTGACCTTTTGATGTCGGCACGAACTTCTGCGCAGGCGGCGGCGGCTTCACACCGGCACCGAGCGCCTCGGCGATATCGTGGTCGGTGTGCATGTTGAGCGCGTCGTACAGCTTGGCGACCGGGCAGAGGCTGACGGCCTGCGACTCCCAGCCTGCCGCGGCTGGCGTCCCGCCGACACGCTCGGCCAGGTAGATCCGGGCGACGGACGTCGTGCGGTGGAAATCGCCGAGGAACCCGACAATCCGAACCTTCAGCCCGGTTTCTTCGAAAGTCTCCCGGACTGCCGTGGCCTGCAGCGACATACCTTCCTCGGCGGTCCCCTTGGGGAACGTGCATTTATAGCCGCCGAAGGCGTTTGTCGGATGCGTCAGCCATACCCGGCCATCCGGCTCGCGGATGATTACGCCGGCACTGGCGTGCTTACCCTTCGGAGCATGGAACGGCGGCTCGTCGAGGGTATCATCCACCTCGGGCAGGTATTCCCAGCCCTCGTCGGTATGCGGGTGATCGGACCAAGGCGCGAGCGCCACGCCGTTCAACTCAGCCGGCATCGCCCCGCCAGGCACAACCGTCGCAACGGCGTCCGGGTCGGTCCACGTTTCCAGCGCTGTGGGCGTCGACGGCTCTTTGATGGTCACAGTCTCGCCGTGGTGGTCTTTCTGTGGATGTTTTGCAACGTTTTTTGGCCGATCCTTGCGGAAATATCCCTTAACGGGGCGCTCGTTGCGCAAATGTGGGGGAACGTAGGCCTTTAGGAACAGGATTTTCCCCATTACCGAACCCCGACGATCAGGTTGGCAATGCTACTGATCGCGGCCTCGATGTGGCCCTGCGCTTCGCCATCCTTCATATCGCCGTCCTCATGCGCGACCGCCACGTCGAGCAGCGAACGAGCAAGCGCCAGGAACAGGGCCTTACCAGGATCGGGATCCTCGTTGGCTTCCGGCAGGCGCTTATGGATATTCGCGCCGAGCTGCTCGGGAGAGTTCCAGGGCAATGCCTCGTAAGCCGGGTCGCGGCCCATAGCGATATCGCCATACTGGCCGGACAGCTTGTCGATCGCCGCCAGGGCGCCGTCGTGGGTCAGCTCGTCGAGGTTGTAGCGCTTGCGAACGTCGACCACGGCCGCGCCGAAGGCCCGGACCAGACCGATAACGACGTCGGGATTGCCTAGTGACGGACGATCACCGGCAGGCCAGCCTAGATCCTCGGCCCGACCACGATCTGCCGCCCGCTCGGGCGATCCCTCAATTTCGCGTTTGTCCATGCTCATATTCTATCACTCCCAGGCTAAATGCCGAGGTCCGGCGGCAACATAAGCAGCTCCAGCTCCAAACGCTGGTGACCACCGGAACCAGGCACCATTGCGCGCGACAGCACCACGAACCGGCTGTTCGGCAGCGTGGTGACTTCTTTCTCGCCCTTGTATCCGCCGGACCCGAACGACTCGACGGCCTTTGCCCCCTCCGCGTACCGGATAGTCACGCGGTGCTTGCCGAAGTGCTGCGTCGCCGTCGGGTCGTACGACGTACACATGGGGCCCGTGGCCTGGATGACCGTGCCGACGGGAGATTTCAGCACCTGCTGCACCATGGCGTCGGTCATGTTCTGCCAGCGGTAGACAGACGTGCCCTCGGGCTGGCTGGTCGCGTGCTCGAGCGCAGCCTTTGCTACGTCCTTCAGCAGATGGCCGGAGTGGTCCTTTTCCTTCCCGTCGCGGAACAGGGTGTTGTACGAGCCCGACGCCTGCACGGACGTGATGAAGTGGCGCGCCAGGCTGGAGCCCTGCTTGAATTTCACCTTCGCCGCGGCGATCGCATTTGCCGTGAAGTGCGAAACCTTCTTAGGCTTGAATTTCTCGACCGACGACACCTGGCCGAGCGCGACCCAAAAGCCGAGCTTCTCGTTGGATTTGACCTTGCCAACGGTGGTGCCGAACTTCTTGGGCGGGAACGCTGCAGCGATACCAGCCACCGAGCCCGCCTCGGTCGCTCGGAACAGCTTCAACGGCTCCGGCGGATTGGCGATTTCGTCGAGCAACGTCACCAAATCCTGGTGGAGCTGCACGACGTGCTTAGACGGGTGCTCCGAGATCGGATGGGCGGCGCCGGTGGCTTGGCCGGACTCCTTGTTCAGCGACTTGAACGAGAACGCACGCAACGTCGGCAGATCGCCCTTTTTGGCGATTGCGAGCATTTCCTGCTCGACGGCAGCGTTCGCCGCGTTGACGTGGGCCTTGGACGACAGGCCTTTTCCGGGCCCGTTCCAGTTGGCGTAATCGTGCGCCTTCGGCAGCCGGGCGGGATCCACCGGCAAACGCTTGGGATCGAGCTTCTTCTTCACGGCCTTTACGGCGGCCGGGTATTGCTTGAGCAAGTCGGCCTTGCGCGCGATCAGGGTGTCGGCCAGCTTCTTCTTTTCGGTCCCTGTACCAGGCCCGTGCAGCATGACCGCGGACAGAATATCGTGGTCGTCGATCGCCGCGATCTTCGCCACGCCAGCGGCAATGTCGGCCGGCGTGATACCGGCGAACATGGACGACGACTGCGCGTTGATGGCCGGATCTAGCAGCGTCTTGGTTTCGGTGACCTTCGGCCCGAATGCCTTCTTCGCACCCTGGGCCCGGAACTCCATGGACGCGCCGACGTCGATGCGCACGGCCTGACCTGACGGCTTTACCATGACGTTATCGAAGCCTAGGCCGGCGACGTCGTAGTTCGCCAGCCAGGCGTCGGCCGCAAAGCCAGCCTTGACGCTGTGCACCTTGCCCGAGGACAGCGCCGGCACGTCGTGTTTCAGCGTCGGGTCCATCAGCGAGGCAATGCCAACCTTGCCGTTTTGGACGGCCATGCGCGAGATCGGCGCGGTGATGCCAGCCAGCTCGTACAGCTTGGCCGCGAGCACTTCGGATTTTGCGTGGTCTGGATTCTTGGGGAATTTTACGTAGTAGCGCGTTCCGTCCGGGGCCTCGAACACGCCGCCAGGGTTCGAGCCGGCCTGCGGGCCTACCTGCTTCCAGCCCGAGATATCGAGCGGAGCGGCGTCGTCGGACTGAGCCGGAGCCGCGGCAGCGGGCTCGCCCTGGTCGACCTTCACCCAGCGCCCGTGTTTGAGCACGAGCATGCCGTCGGCGCCCTGTTTGGTGTCGCCTTCCTTCGGGCCGGACTGTGTGACGCTGGCGACTTTGGGAGCGGGAGCATCCGCCAGCGATGCCGGCAGGCCACCATCGTATTTGAAATAGCCCTTCTTCTGCTTCGACAGCGCAAGGGCGTGCCCGTGATCCAGCGCTTTGTCGTGGCTATGATAGTCCGTCGTGGTGGAAAGACCGTCGGTGCCGATCTTGCCCCAATGCTTGGTGACCTTCGAACCATCGACGGTCACCTTGTAGAATTTGTTGTGACCGTCGCTGGTGTGGTGCAGCGTGATGGAATGCGAGGCGGGCTCAGGCGGCGACGCTGATGCCGTCACCTTGGCGACGCGCGGCGGCTTGGGAGCGGCAGGTTTGGCCGCGGCTGCAGCCTTTTCCTTGACGTACGCCTTCTGGTCTGGCGTGAGCTTTTTCCAGAGGTTCGACCAGGAATCGGGGTGCTTGCTCGTCGGGCTGCCGGCGGCAAACCACTTCATCAATCCCGCTTCCTGCGACGGCGTGATCTCCGGCGGCGCAGCGGGAGCGACGGGAGCCGGAGAGGTCGCCTCGACCTTCGCCACCTTCGGCGCGGGAGCGGCCTCGGGAGCCGGAGCGCCGAGCGCGGCCAAGATCTTCGCCTGAGCGGCAGAGAGCTTTTTCCCGTAGGTATTGACGCCGAACTTCAGCGCCGCGACCTTCTCGGCGTCGCCGGTAGCGGCAGCATCCTTCAGCGCGGCCAGCTTCTTGTTCACCGTGCCTGCGTTGACGTTCGTGTCGGGCAGCGTCATGCCGGCCCAATCCACGGCCGCTAGGGCGAGCGTCGCGGGATCCGGCTTCGGCGGCTCCGGTGCAACCGGTTTGGCCTCGTCCGGCGGCGACAAGTGCGACCACTGCGCGCCGGTAGCCTGGCCGATCTGGCCGAGCAGCTCCGACTGCTTGTCCTTCGGCAGCGCGTAGAAGGCCTTCCACTGAGCCGGCGTCGGGTTCTTGCCCTCGCTGGCCGTCTTCTTCCACATCGACACCGCAGCCGACTGCGACGCGGCAGCCTGCAGCTCGGCGGCCAAACCCTTGACCTTGGCAGATTGCTCGTGCGGCGCCAGGCCGTGCAGCTTGCCGTCGGCCTGCAGCTTTTTGACCGCGGCGACGTGATAGTGGGAGACGGCAACATGGTGCGCGTCGGCAGGAGCCTGTTTGTCCCCGCCGACCTTGTGCCAGCGCGGCGGGTTGCCATAGAGGGCATAGCCCGTCTGGTTCTTCAGGGCTTTGACGAACAGGATCGGGAAGGTGGAGACAGAGGGCGTCGACATACCCGACAGGGTAAGATCACGACGCTCGCGCCCGATAAGCGCCCTGCGAGAAGGGCCGGCGCGACTTGTGGAGCTATGTCAGACGGTTATGGTTGCCGGTCGTCAGACTGAGCATCAGGTGCAGGCCGACGACCGATTTCGTGCCAGCGGTAGGCTGTCCGGTCAATGTCGCCACCGCAACGGAGGCATCGATATTTCTGGCGAGTAGGGTTCGAGGCGTCCGGCAACGGCGCAAACTCGTGCCAGGCGCATGAATCCAGCTTCTGAATGTTCGCCCTGACCTGTTCGGCCAGGGTGACCATTTCCGTTCGCGGTAGGCCGGTGACCTTCGCTAGAGCGTCGAGAAGGTCAGGCATTAGCCGAGGTTGAAAGGCTCAAGAATGCTCTTGATCTTGTCGACAACACCGTCGACCAGGCCAGCGCGCTGAGCATAGATGCCGGCGGCCGCACCAGCGATGAAGGCCACAACGTAGAACATGATCGACTCCGGTCGTTCGAGGGGGGACTAGCAGTAGAGCCCCCATAGTGCGGTCACGACCGGAGCAAGGCCTACTGTATGCCGCCGATCGGCCGCACGTCGGCGAGCTGGGCGGCACGGGACAGCTTGAAATTGAAGTCCAGCACCCAGCGGGCCGACACGCCCGTCTGGTCCGCCTGAGACAGCAGCTCGCAGTGCTTGCACATGGCGGACATGAGCGTGAACATCTGCAGCGACATCGGCGTGTGGTCCAATGCGTTGCTGAGCAGGCCAATGATCATGCTCACCATGCCGACCGCGTTGTCGCCACGGATGAACAGGCCCGGCCAGTCGTCGCCGATGGCGAGCGGGCCGGTTTCGACGCGCGCGAGTTCTGGAGGAACGGGAATCGTACGGACCTCGGTCATGTCATCGCCCCCACAACGCAGGCGATGATGAGCAGCACGATGCCGGTCCAGAACCAATAACGCCAGTCGGCGAGACGCTTCTCGGTCGTGGGATCGGGCAGAGATTCGCGGTGGTCCTTCAGGAAGGCGTCGACGTCCAGCTCGAGAGGGGCACCCGGCGTCGCGAGCTCTGCCGGAGCGTCGGTTGTCGAGGCCTCGGCGCCGGAGTGGAAGTGCGGCAAAAAGTCGATCCGAGTGGCATAATCAGCGGTCACCTGTTCAAGCGTTGTAATCCGGTCGAATGCCGGCCTCACCGCCAGGCCGCGCCAGTAGTACACGCCGGTCTCGGTCCACACCAAGTCATCCGGCCACGTTGCGAAGAAGGTGTCCCAAGTATAGCGACCGGTGGCCTCGTCCCGTCCTCGGAGCCAAACCTCGTATGTGCCCGGATGAACAGGCTTAACCTTCGGCCCGAGATAGAAAGGCCCCAACGGAAACTCGCGCCCGTCCGGCGCGGTCCATGTCTCTTTTTTCACATTTGCTCCAACATGCGCCCGATAAGCGCCCGAGCGCGGGGCGATGCTGCCAACCCCGCAGGTTTATCAACGGCCTACACAGGCCGAGCGTCAGACAAACAATCAGTTTTGAGGCCCAGCCGCGCCTCGTCGTATTTCGGCAACGGCGCCCAGCCGAGCCAATAATCGCTCTTGCCGTCCCACTTCCCATAAACGGCCACCCGGCCGGCGTTCAAAAGCTGCACCTTCGTGTTCAGCGGGCACGTCGACATCGGCTGCCAGAAAAATCCGTGGTCGACGGCCACGCCCTGCGCGTTGATTTTGGTCGTCATCACGCACGCTCCCGAGCCGGACGGACGTCGGCCACCATGGCGAAGCTGCCCATTGCCAGCGGCTTGATCGGTTCGAGGTCGATGCGGACCACCACACCATGATCCAGCGCATCAAGAATTAAGCGATGGGCAGCGCGGCTGATCCAGGCAACAGCTTCGTCGGCGTTGTTGTAGGACGGCGCAGGACGATCAATCAGATCCCGCATCACATCCGCCCGATGCCATCCGAGATACTTGACGGGCAGCTTGCCGGACTGAACCCAATCCTGAATGAAATTGGTCTTTTCCAGCCATTCGTCGAACGCGAACTTTACGGCTTCCTGATTGGCCGGAGGCTTCTGCGCGGCCAGGGCGGCGCGGGCTTGCCGAGCAGCCTTAATGACATGCCCATTATCGTCAACGAACAACGACGGCAGGCAGTTCAATTCCTTTGCTACCTGCCAGAACAGGTCAATCCATGCCTTCACATCCCCGCCGCGCTGCTGGCGGTCGGCTACCCATTTTTTTGTCGCCTCATCGCCAAGGACATGCGCGAGCTGATCGAACGAAATCGGCGCTATGGAGCCGCGCAGCATGTTGATGTGAACTGCCGCCGGGTCTTTCAGCAGGTTGGTCTGCAGTTTGGCAGTTTTATCGCGTTCGGCCTTCACGAACGCCTCGACGGCGCATTGCTCCCAAGGATCAAGCCGTTCGACCAGATGCGGCGGCAGCGCGGCATATCCAAGGGTCAATTTATATTCGTGCTCGGTGCGCGGCTCTGGTTCCACAGCAACCTTTGCGGCAGGAGCGATGCTTTCGCCACGCTGGTGCAACATCATCGAGAGATTGCCGACGTCTAGAGGGTCGCCTTTCTCAACGAGATCGCGCAGCAGCGCCGACAGGAACCCCGCGCTGCAAATTTCCTCGCGGTCCCAGCCGCCACGACCCTCGGCGCGCTTCTTGGTGAGCTTGGCCTTCATCGCTGCGGCGAAGCGATCGACGGCAACGTCGTCCGGGTGTTGCTCGGCGCTGGCCTGGGGCGCGGCGTAGCGGGACAGCAGCTCGCGGCTCGCCGCGACGATCTGGTCACCGGTGTAAGTCATGGTTCCGGCGTCGTCGTTCGGACGACCGAACTCGACCATGACATCCTGAATAGCGTCGTCGCTCGGCTCACCCGCCCCGCGCAGCTTTTCCTCTGCCTCAAGCGCCCGTTTCTTCCAGATTTCCAGATCCTCGCGCGCGCCGGCATAGGCGTCGGCCATGCCGCGGCGCTTCAGGACTTCTGCCTCGATCTCGGTTAGCATTTTGACCGTGACCTCGGTGCTGTACCGGCGAGCCAGCCAGAGGCCCCACGGGAGGTTCAGCAGGCGAGCGGTTTCTATTGGGTTGCTCACGGCTGCACCCCCGCCGCGCCCAACCCGACCTCGGCGCGCGTGAGCGTGATGCGCTCGACGGGCACGTCGTTGCCGGAGGCGAATTTTTCGCGGATAAGGTCCGCAATAGCCAAGCGAGTAGCGGCTTCCTCGCCAACGCTTACGACGACCTGAGTGCCGCTGTTGATTGTTTCGGCCAGGCGCTGGAGGTTCGCCAGCAAGCCGTCGTTCACCACATCGCGCCGCAGTTTCAGGAACACGACCTCGTGCTGCTCGTCCGGCACGCAGCCGTTGCGCTCGACCGACGCGCCGAGATCGGCGTGGCGCAGCATGTCCTCGGTAACGATGCGGCGCTTGATGAAACCCCACAGAGCGCGCCAGCGGTCGAAGGCGATATCGGCCTTGATCTTGTGGAAGTAGTCCTCATACGCCTGAGCGCAGAGGCCGTCGTCGGTGACCGGCTTAGGCTTGATCTGGTTCGGCATTTCCTGAATGCCACTCGACGCGATTCTCTCCAAACCTTCGATGGTTTCAGGTGACGCCACGCCGGGCTCGTAAATGCCCGTGCCTTTTTCGGGATCGCCGAGCATCTCGCGCATGGCGTCTTGGTTGTTTTTAGTGTCCATTCCTTTCCTTGGTTGCCGGGCACTGCGCCCGATGAGCGCCCATTATGACTCAGAATTGAGTATTAGTGTGCGAATCCAAGGGGTTATTGCATCCGCACAACAGACTAAGGGTCAGGTGGCGGGCGCCATTGCTGCAGCGACGCGGACAACAGCACGGCGAGTGGCGTCACGATCGTCACCGTTCTCGCGCCGCATGGAGTTGGCGGTTCCAGAACCCGCCACGACGAAGTCTGGCGCATGCGATATGTCGATCCGCAGCTTAACCGCCAGCCGGAACACCTGGCCGTCGTTGTCCAGCGGGTTCCAAAGCTCCCGCCCGGTTTCCGGGTCGTCGTAGTAGAAGCACTGGCTGCCGTTGCGCCAAGTCAGCCCGGCGCATTCATACGCTCGGGCCGAGCGCTCGAGCAGGATGCGATCTTCCTCGTCCATCACTCCCCCTTGCGCCGACGGGCGCCTGGATACTCGGGCTGGACCTTGTAGGCTGGCGGCTCGATGGTGTTGAGGATCAGCTCGCGCCAGTTGTCGCCCGTGTTCGGCACGGCAAGCAACACGGCAACCGGCATTTGCAGCGTGATGCCGTCGAAGTCGCGGGGATTACCAGGCCGAGCCATCGCGTCGACGATATCGACCGGCACGGCGATGTTCGAGCAGCCGCTGTTGTAGTAGCCCAGGTGCGACATGACACGCGCCTCGGCGTACTTCCCGGCTGAGATCGTCCGGTAGCAATATCCGCAGTCGTCGGGCCTCCAGAGAGTAATGTAGCGGTGCTCGCGCAGCGTGTGCGCCACGCTAATGACGTAGTATTCTTTCACGAGCGCCTCCACACCCGGTGGCCGGCCTGCTCCTCGCCCGTGGTGGTGATCGAGAACGTCGCTCCGGTAGCTCGGCTGAACGCCTTCGTTTGTTTGAAAATCGTCGCCTGGGTGGCAATCACGTTGGCCGGAATGAATATGGAATCCCCCACCTCCATCTTTTCCAGTGGGATTTGAGGGGCCTTCTTTTTCCCGCGAAACGGGAGGTTTTTGTCAATTTTGAATTCGTAGCTCATACCCTTCCTTGGTTGGACCCGCCGAGCTGCAGCGGAATATCGTCGGCCGGCACGGCCTCGCCGGTACGCAGATTGACGCCACCCTTGCCCTGACACAGCGCACAGCGGTCGCCGTGATAGCGACCGTTGCCACCGCAGTCCGGGCACAGGACCGGCTCGTCGAGCATGCCGGACTTGGCTAGGACTTCGGGGTCGTTAAGCATCGGCCGGCTCAGAGTTGAGGAACATCTGAATGTCTGCCAGCAGGACGCTGTCGATCCCGTCCACGCAGCGCAGGGGCTCGTAAGCGCGCTCGAGCAGGCGGGTGGGCAGAGCGAGCTGTTCCGCCTTGCGCGCAGCCAGAATCTGCACCGTCTTTGCCGGATTCAGCCACACGTCGCTCACGATGTTGCCGATACGGTAGACCTGCGCATCATCCTGCTCGGCGCGCACAGCCTTGCCGACCAGCTTGTCCCACGAATCCACGCCGACGACGGTCAGCAGGTCGGACAGGAACACGTCCGCCAGCTCGCCATTCAACGGAAAGCCGCCGAAGTTTTGCTCCTGATCGCCGTAGTTAAGGCGGACCAAAGCGATCAGGGCGCCACCCTGTTTAACGAGCGACGCCTCTTTGATGATTGCATTGCGAACTTGCATAATTTCCTCGGTAGAGTGGGGCCAAAGCCCCGTTATTGAGTCACGACGTCAGGCGGTCACGCGCTCGGCGTCATCCGCACGAAGCGATAGAACCCACGGCCTTTTTTGTAGGTCATGGTGATCTGGCCGCGCTTGACCAGCAGTCTCGCGCCCGTGGCGACAGCGCGAGAATCGATGCCGTCGCCCATCTTCTCTGCAATGCCGGCGGCGGTAATGGAGAGGCGGTGCGCCTTGAGGGCTAGCAGGAGGCGATCGCCGAAGGTCTGCTTTTTGGTGGTATCAGCCATCAGAAGAACCCTCCCGCGCGAAGGATCCAAAGCTGGATAACGAGAGCGATGATCTGAACCAGAACGTTGTGTTTTCCGGTTTTCGGCGTCCCGTGATCCCGCGCCTCGGTCACAATATTGAAAATGAAAAGTCCGATCATGACCCACTGCGGCCAGCCGTAGGAGGCGAAGTCGATAGTCATGATCAGAACGCCTTACCGCCAGCCTTGGCGCGGTTTTCCAGCTTGTGGTCGGCGCGGCCAGCGTTGAACAGCAGCTTGGCGACGAACATCTCGCCGGAATTGAAGTCCAAGCCACCGGCCATGTCCCAGGCACGAATAATGCCGTCCTGCAGCTCGACCCCGAGCATGGGGAATTGAGGCAGCTTGTCGTCCGGCAAGTCCTTGCGCAGACCCTCCAGACCTTCACTGGCCTCGGAATGGATCAGCGCAATCTTGGTGCCGAGCCACCAACCGAAAATCTCCGAATCCAAGCTGCGAACATCGGCGCCATGCTTGGTTTTCCACCAACCCGCCTCGGCAGCCAGGCCATGGCATAGCGCCTGCAGGCTATTGACCATATCGGCGTATTGATCGGCGCTTTCAGCTAGGTGCTGAGCCCACGTTTTATCGATAGGTTTTAGCAGTTCCATCCTTTCCCTTTGCGCCCCGGAGGGCAAAAACGCCGGTGACCGACCGGCTGCGGATAACCAGATTTGAGTATAGCGCACCACGCAGAAATAGTGTCAAATTAGGTATTGAAAACTGTACCGAATACGATACATATCGCCGGGCAATAAGGAGTAACCCGAATGCAGCGAGTAGAAGCCGAGGTCGCGGTCAGCGTGTCAGACCTCAAGAAAAGCCCCAGCGCGGTGATCGAGAACGCCAACGGCGCACCGGTCGCGGTGCTGAACCACAACCGCGTCATGGCGTACATGGTGCCCGCCGACGTCTACGAGGCGATGCTGGACCGGCTCGACGACATGGCGCTTGTCGAGATCATAAAACAGCGCCAAGCCGCTGGGGAGAAGCCGATCCCGGTCGCCCTCGATGACCTATAAGCTGCAGATCCTGCCCAGCGCGCAGAAGGAATGGAAAAAGCTGGGAGCCACCCTGCAGCAGCAGTTCAAAAAGAAACTGGCCGAGCGCCTCAAGCATCCTCGCGTGCAGGCAGACGCCCTGCACGGCATGCCCGACCACTACAAGATCAAGCTGCGCGCCGCAGGCTACCGGCTGGTCTACCGCGTCGACGACGACACGATCACGCTACTGGTGGTCGCGGTCGGCAAGCGGGAGCGGTCAGAGGTCTACAAGGACGCGGAAAAGCGGCAATAGTGCCCGACTAGCGCCCGGCGGCAGGACCGCCCAAGCAAAAGCCCCGGAATGCTAAGCGCTCCGGGGCTTCGTCGTCAGACTATAAGTCAGGTTCGCTGCTCGACAACCAGGCCGCAGCCGCCTCAAGCACGTGACCGTGGCAGGCCTTCGGAGCGCAGCAACAGCATAGATCCCGGCCGTGCAGCGCGCGCACCTTGTCGGCGTAGCCGGGCTTATGCTGGATCAGCCGGAACAGGTGCCGCCGGTACTTGGCGATCACCTCGGCGCGATCGCCGTCGCGGCCGATCACGAACGGATTCCCGTGCTCGGTCCCGCGCATGATGTCGACCGCGCCGTCGGGCACCTTGCCGCCGTGGTGGTACTTGTTCAGGACGGTCACGGCATCCCTCCGCGCTCCAGCCGCTCGCGCAACTCGGCGATTTCAATCAGCGCTGCCTTGTGGCGGCCGGACAGCGAGTGATAAGCGGCGGCCGCGGCGATCCTGCCCAAGTCCGGGTCTGTGACCTGCTGCGCCTCGTCTAGGCGCTCTACCTGCTGCTCCAGCTCGTCGACATATTGCAGCACCACACCGAGGTCGTGGTGAGCATTACGCCAGGCCGGGTTGGCGGCCGTCGGCTTGGCAGAGGCGTGCGCGCGCCGGATCTGCAGCACGCGATCTTGCAACGAGAGCGCGCTCATATCCGACGCCCCCGAGCCCGGCGCAGCTCGTGCAGGCCGGACTTGTACGGCACGACGGGAATAGGACCGACAAGCCCATCCTCAGAGTGAAAAGCCACGTGCACGCTCGCAATATCCTCGTTCGAGTAGAGTTTGATGAACGCTTCGGACACCGCCCTGGTATTCGTCCCGGCGCCGCGCGGCAGCTTGCCGGAAAGCATGTTGTCAATGATAAACCCGACCATTCCGACCGCGACGCCATTACCGGCATGCTGCCCGACTGGTGCGATGGTTCCGTCGTCATAAACAAACTGGAACGGCACCCACCGCTGGCGATCATCGGCGCGCACAGCGGCGGGCTTCTGGTTGCGCCGGGCCTTTTCCAGCGTCCACTCCTGTGGCGTAACACCAGCCGGGCGGCTCGGATCGTGGTCGAGGATCGGCGCCGTCGCCTTGCCGGCCAGCGGGCGATAGACTCGGCCGTACCGCTGGAGCCACCAAGCCGGCAGCCGCGGGCCAATGAAATCGGGGTGGTTTTCGTTCATGATTGATCCTTGGGCAGAACCAGCTTGTAACGGGGCTTCGCGGGCATCTGGTCGACCGGCGGAGGAATGGCCCAGCCTTTGCGTTTGAAATTGTACGCGCGGCGCCGCAGGTAGCAGGTATCGACGCTGTAGGACTTCTGCAGCCCCTTGCACGGCTCGCCAATAGCAGACCGGCAGTTAGGGCAGCTTACCTCAACCACGCAACGGTCGGTCAGCATGTAGCGGCCCCGTTCATCGGGCACCTTGACGAACACCCGACGGCCGTCGCGGGACTCGTAGGCAACGAGGGAGATTTGCGGGGTGACGCTCATAGCGGTATCCCAAAGTCTTCATTGGACGCCAAGATCACGCGGCCATCCTTCACCGAGATCACCGAGGCCGTCGGGTTTTCGTCCATGTACGCGTTCGCCGCGTCGACACCGTCCGGCGTAAAGCGGAACTCGGCGACGATGGCGAAGGCGCGCCCGTGGAGACGGAGCATCGGCTGCACGTCCGTGATCCCATTTATTGAATACGACGGGCCAGCCGAACCGAGCGGCTTTGCCCGCCCCGCTTCGACCTTCTCCCATATCGTTCCGTCATCTTGGAAAATGCCGCCGAGCGGCAGGTCAGCGAATTTCATGTCCACCTCAGAACGGGATGATCGCGCCGCACTTGCAGCATTCTTCGCCGATCGTGCCGTCTTTGAACGGAACCCAATCGCAACCGTCCTTGCATCCCCACGGGGCGGGCCTCTCGGCCGGTGGCTTCTCTGGCGCAGGAGCAGGAGCTGGCGCAGGCTCATCAGCGAACTGATCAGGCGTCCCAGCGATCGCAGCGTCGAGGGCCTCGAGCATTCCGGCGCCGTGGAAATACTTCACGTAAGGCGACGCTGCAGGGCCGACGCGCACGAGAAAACTGCGCGTGGCGTCGTCTTGGAGAAATGCCACCACAGTATCGCTGCCGTTTTCCACGTACCCGCACAGGCGGCGAAGGCCGTCGATGCGTACCGACGACAGGGGATTGTCCCGGCGCTCGACGGCGGCATTGGCCTTGTCTAGATCCGACGGGCCATAGACGTCCATGCAGGTCTGCTGTCCAAGCCACGCGCGCAGAGTCGCCTCCTGCTTGGCGGGCATCAGCTCGCCGTTGAACTTCACGGCCGCGACCCAATGGCCGTTGTTGGTGATGAAATATTCGTTCGGCTCGCCCTGGGCGAAGGCCAGCAGGCCCTCGGTGGGCTCCACCGCCAGGCGGCGCAGGAGCGCGGCGGTTGCGGCACGCTCCGGCGAATATTGCAGGTAATTGACGATCTCGTCGGCCGCAGCCTCCAGCAGCGCGCGGTCTTGGTCGGTAATCAGAGGTGTGGGCATATCCTTCCTTGGTTAAGCAAAACGACGTTCGACAGTCATAAAGGTACGGCCAGATTTCGAGCAGAAATCAGCGGCAAATCTACGGGCAGCATCATCGCTATCGGCCTCAAATTTCTTATCGCGAACTTGGCCCGAGGCGGTCACGTAGTAGGTGATGTACTTGTTCATGTCGTCTCCCTGCTGAAAAATATTTGATGAACGAAGTATAACCGTGACTTTGCGTGAATGGTCGTGAAGGCGCGTAAAAGTGTGTAACTGCGCCCGGTGCGCGCCCTGAAAACAACACCGGCCCGGAATGCCGAGCAAATCCGGGCCGTTGCGAGGGTGAGCGTCAGACTGACGATCAGATCAATCGCGGTGCATCAGCTCGTGCAGCATGCAATCGGGATTGATCATCATCCCGTTGGTGTATTCCGGGTCGTCATCCTCGGCCAAAACCGACAGCAGGAGCGGCGGAACCGGCGTGGACCCGTCGATCATCGTCAGGATCGAGAACGCCACGCCGTCGCAGCGATCAGCGACAGACATCTCGCCGGGCAGCTCCGACCAGTATTTGACCATGAGGCGGACATGCTCCAGCACCTCTGCGCGGACTTCTTCGACGGTTTTCTTTGCCATGATTTTCTCCCTTTGCAGGCCGGTCTAGCGTCCGTCGGACAGTCGTTGCAACTCGGCAGTAATCCGCCGGCCGATCCAGTGCATGACGTTGGTAGCCATTGAGTTCCCCAGCGCCTTGTAACGAGGCCCGTCTGCAGCCATCAGCCACCAGGCGCCGTCGATAAGCTCCCACTGATCCTCGGGGCGAGCCTTGGTAACGGTTTTCTTCGCGTACCGGCGGATGGGGATGCGCGTCCAGCCGTCGGGGAAGCCCTGCAGGCGCTCGCATTCGATGGGGAGCAGGCGGCGCACGGCGGTGCCGACCAAGACGTTGCGCTCTTGGGCTCGGCCACCACCGGCTGGGGCCGTGAGGGCATAGGCAACATCGCCGCCAATCTCCAAGGACCGGCCATCGGCACGGCCACGCTCCTGAAACGCGCACGCAACGATGGGCTGCCCGCGACCAGTACCGTCCTCGCTGGCGTCGAACCCCTCGGCTTTCAGGGCATGGGTGATGTCGCCAGTGATGCACACCGCGTGCGCAGTGGCCACGCACGGCGCTGCATCGCCCTTGCCAGTCTCGCCAGCCGTGGCCGTAAGTGCGTTGACAACATCGCCCATGTCGCCGCGACCGTTGCGACCGATACGGGGCTGGAAAGCGTAGCAAACCGCAGGCCCCTGCGTCGCATCCAAGGTATGCGTTACTTCTTCCTGCACGCCCCAGCCATTGCTAGAGGTGTTGGCGGTGCGGACGCTATATGCGGCAATCGGCGCTTCATGGTTGCAGGTCAGCGTCGGGCAGCGGTCCTCGGAGATCTCCGCGCCGCCTTGCCCGTGGGCCATGACCGTTACGCGGCTTGGCTGCAATCCTCCGGCGCATTCGAAATCTGTCCCGAGGCCGCCACCGCCATCAGTGCGTGCGCTAAGAGTTCCGGTAACTTCTTCCCCCGCGCCTCGGCTCGGCGGAGAATCCCGGCGCACGCCTTCGAACTCAAGAAGTACCGAGACGGGATCGAACCCCGGATCAGCACTTGCGACAACGAACACACGGCGGCGTCGTTGGGCCAGCTCGAAATATTGGGCATCGAGGACGCGCCACGCGACTGTCCTTTGGGGTCCAAACACACAACCAGCGTCCGCCCATTTTCCCCCTGGCGGTTTGAGTTCGCTGCTTTCACCGGCAAGGCCTGCCAGAAAGCATCCGAACGCATTGTCTTTGGAGGATAGGACTCCGGGGACGTTCTCCCACCAGATGACGGCGGGTCGATCTCCGCGAGCAAGTCGAGTTGTGTCGATGGCATTTGCAAGTTCCACGTAGGCGAGAGAGAGCTGGCCGCGAGCGTCGGAAAGACCGCCTCGCAGACCAGCGACGGAAAAGGCTTGGCAGGGCGTGCCGCCGATAAGGGCGTCGGGCGCTTCGATCTCGCCAGCGAGCACGCGGTCAGCAATAGCGGTCATGTCGCCGAGGTTCGGCACGTCGGGGAAACGATACGCCAGCACCGCCGAGGGGAACGGCTCGATTTCAGCCAGCCACGCCGCCGACCAGCCGAGCGGATGCAGCGCGACAGACGCGGCCTCGATCCCGGAGCACACGCTGCCGAAGCGAAAAGATTCAGTTTTCATAGATTGGATTGGACAGTCACGCCGAGCTGCGCTCGCCCCGACAAAGCGGGTGAAGGCGTGACTATCCGGGGTAGTTAATCAGATTTGATTATAGGCTGCGTTCAGTTCGAAACGCAGGTCTCGCCGTCCCAAACCCGGCCATTGTAGGAAATACGCAACTTGCGGCCATCGCCAGTGAGACGGCCCTCGGGGAACGTGCTCGCGCCTTCGCACGACTCGTCGCGGGCTTGGCGGTAGGCGCGCTGGGCATCCTCGATGCTGGCGACGGTAGCGGTAAGGCGGCGGCCGATTTTCAGGGTGAACATACTTTCTCCTAACCCGTTGGTTTTTCAATGGAAACGAGTATACGCGTGACTTTCCGAGAAGTGTCGGGATGCGCATGATCTTTTTTGTAACTGCTTGCGCCCGATAAGCGCCCGACGTTGCGAGCGGACAACAAAAAGCCCCGAGTTACCGGGGCTTGTGAAGGGTCGTCGTCAGACTTGGGATCAGGTGGCAGTCTCGAATCCCGCCATATGCGCGAGGAACGCCTGCAGTTTCGCGGCCTCGACCGGATCCAGCGTGATCATCTGCCCAGCCTTGTGCAGGGTAACGACGCCGCTGCTGGACCAGCCAAACGACAACCCCGTCGGCTCGGCCTCGGGGTAGACCTTGCGCGGCACGACCAGCTTTACCGGCTTGGCCTTGGCCCCAGGCTTCGGCCCCGGCTTGGCCTTGGGCTTGGGCTTGGGCGCCCGGTCCATGTCGACACCAGGCGCAGGCACGGCGACAGCAGGCTTCTCAAGCGACGCATTGTGCCGAGCGATGATCGCAGCCAAATCGTCGCCCTTGATCACCGGGTTCAGCAGAGCATCGGCATCGTCCAGTTGCGCATCAGCCACCGGCACACCGTTACCAAGGCTCCAGTGCCACAGGCCCATGATGCGCTGCCGCTTCACAAGCCCGGCATTCACGGCCGCGCCCATCGAGTTGTTCAGCGTCGACGCGTCCGAGCCGATAGCCTCGGCCAACGGCGCACTGGCGATCTGCGTTCCCGGCCGCTGCGTATTCAGGTGCTCGATGACCTTGTACGCGACCGTCGCGGGATGAGGGTAGTAGGGCTCACCCATTGCGCGCCTACCGGTAGCCGGCGACCAGGGCCGAGACGAGGTCTGTCACGCTGCCGTGAAGGTACAGGGCAGGCAGATCGGCTCTGGTGCTGCCGGGATCCATCCTGCGATATTCGTGGCGCACGGTTTCGACCTTGGCGTCATCGTTGATCGACGCATCGCGCAAAGAGGCGACATAGTCCGGCAGCGTCTCGATGTAGTAGTAAGGCGGCGCGCAATCCAGGATGCAGCGCACGCCGTCCTGCGGCCCGCCGATGAATAGGGCGCGGATGCTCATGCCAGCTCCTTCAAACGCGCCATCGCGACGGGCAGAGCTACGTCGGCCATGGATGCATACATTTCCATGCGATCGGCGACCGACTCGCCATGCCTCATGACGGTATGTGCCCCGCAGCCCACGGCGGCAGTGAATACCGACATCCAGACGGTTTGCTGGAGGTTCAGGGAGGATAAAGATTGCTCAGCGAACGGCACAGGCGTCGGCATTGGCGGCATCTGCGGGATTCTAGCTGGTGGTAGCCTCATTTCATTCCTTGGAAGCGGAAGACCCGAACGCCAGCAGCGAGGCGAACGGGTTGTTGCGACGGCGCTCCGCGAGCTTGTCAGTACGGCGCTGGGCAGCCGCGGTGGCCGCCTTCTGGCGCTCGTAGCGATTGGGCGGCTTCGGCGCGTCTGCCTTGCGACCGCCGACCTCGAACACGCGCACGAGCGTGATGGAATCGGGCAGCTTGCGCCATTCGCAGATGCGGACCAGGCGAGCGGCGTGGAGTTTACCTAGAGCGCGGTTCACGGCGCAGATCGACAGGCCGGTGTCCCCGGTTAACTCCTTCGCGGACGCCGGGCCCGAAATCAGCGCGGTCAGCACGATATCGGGCCGGGTCATCACAGCTCGAGGCGGCGCAGCAGTTCGTCGAAACCGGCATTCACCGTAGCGATGCGCTCGACCACGACACCCAGCTGTTCGGCAAGCGGAGCCTTTGCCGGCCTAAGCGCGCTGGCCTTGTCTTCGCGTGCGGAATCGCCGTCAGGCGCCATCACGGGCTTCAAGCGATCGCCTAAGACGTTGCGGATTTCCTCCAGCCGAGCAACGGCAATACTCAAATGCTCGACCGCAGCCGGCACGTCAGGTGGCCGGCAGCCGATATCGTTAGGATCCGGGCGGCCGATTTCGACGCCCAAAGTACCATAATGTGCCATACGTTTCCCCACGCCCCGAAGGGCAGAATAGGCGGCCGGGATGGCCGACCTTCAAGGATGGCGACTGGCGGGGTTTTATAGGAATCGCGCTTTGTCGCTATCCGACCCGTATCCCCAACCGCCATGCGTGAAGGTGCCCGTACGCAGGGCCAGCGGCCGAGTAGCCATCGGCGTAGGTTGTGGCGGCCGGCGCCACTCGTCCCGATGATACACGGGGTTCCCAGCCGAGCCGCCACTAACGGGCTCTCCACCCGCTTGCCGGATTGCGTACCGGGGCTTTCCTCTTTGATGGCGTCGGGAATCGAACCCGAACACGCGCCTTGGCAGGCATTGCCTGCTAGGTGGCCCTGTCCAACGCGCCATCATGGCGGGGCCCTGCCGCGGCTCGGGGATAGACAAGTCCCTCCGCACTACTGCGCCAAGCGCCCCATCATGATGGGCCTGTCTTTCCAGGCTGCCACGCGTCACGGTCAAGCCGCTACGTTCCTCAACAGAAAGCCGCGTTCGCTACTCTGCATAGCCCGGTGAACCGGGCGAACTCGTTGACAGCGGCGGGAGTTGAACCCGCGAGGTTCCAGTTGCTCACCCGGAACCATACCCAACCTGACGCCAGCGTCCCGGCGGCATTCGCCATCATCGAAGCGGGCCGGGCTTGATACCGGCTGGAGCCGCGAGGATCACCCCGTCTCCGCATGGGCCTCGCGTGTCCTTCCACGCCGCCGCTTCGATGATAGCCCTGGGGCTTTCACCCAGGCCACGCTTGTCCCGAAGTTACGCGCTGGCGATGGCTTACAGTTTGACAGTACCTGCCGGACCTTGCGACGCCGAGCGTCGGGGACCGGTCTCATGTTTCAGTGATGTCGGGCTGCTGCCATCATCAGGACAGACCATTCAGCGGAATGCTTGCCGCCTGGACCATGCGCGTGCAGACGGTTGATCTGCCCTGATGATGGCCCCGCCGAAGCGGGACAAAACTACCGAATTGCTACCTCGTACGTTCCGCCGTTGACGAAACCGAACACGAAATTGTTGCCGTCGCGCGTGGATAGCCAGTTCGTCGCGTTGATGCTGGAGTTGTATGTCGGCGCGAGCATCGGTTTTGCTACCCCGTTCACGTACGGGGTCTTCCCAGCAAGCCAAGCCGTCACATCGCCAGGGAATCGGATGATGCAATTGCCGTTAGACGAGTTCGAGCGATCGTCGGCGAAAACCGTGGGCTGTACCGGCACACCAGACAGAGGCTCCATGGTGCCGCCATCGCCCTGCTGCACCCTTGAATATCCGACGTAGAAAACGAACTGCGCCAACGCGATCTGCCCCGCGACCAACGTGGAGCTGGCAGATTTGCCGCGCAAGTTCGACATGGCGACCGAGCCCGAGGGGCGGCCAGCAAGACCACGCAGGTCTGCGTTGTTCATGTTCAGCGCCTGAGTTGCGGGCCTACCGAGTTCGGTATTCACCTGCGACAGCTTGAGCGTGCCAGTTGCTGGCAAAGCCATGGATTTCTCCGGTAAGTGGTCAGCGACCCGATGTGCAAATACTACCGCAAATTTGAGTATCGGTGCGCCCGACTAGCGCCCGAAAGTGTAACAGCCGCCGGAATGCGTAATCATTCCAAGCGGCTGTCGGGATAAAACAACAGACTAGGAATCAGCTTGCAGGCGCGTCCGGGAATTGCTCGCCGGTTTCAGCGTGCACAGCACGGCGCCCGGTGTAGTTCTGCCAGCGGCGAATGATGACATCGCAAAAGTGAGGATCCAGCTCCATCAGCCGCGCCGACATGCCCAGGCGATCGGCAGCAACTAGAGTGGTGCCCGAGCCACCGAACGCGTCGACAACGATATCGCCACCGCGCGCCGAGGACTTGAGCATGCGCTCGACCAGGGCCACGGGCTTCATGGTCGGGTGCAAGTCGGACTTCTGCGGCTTCGGCTCGTAGATCACCGAGCCCGGCGATTGCTCGAGCTTTGCCTCGCCATCCACGACCAGGACGTCGTCGCCGATCTTGATAGCCCAGCGGCCGTCGGCCAGTTTGGTCACGGGCCCGCCTTCGCCATGCTCGACAACGGTCGTCTGCTTACGGCCACCATACCAGCGGTGCGCGCTACCAGGTTTCCAGCCGTACAGGATCGGCTCGTGCTTCGGTTGATAGTCGTGGCGGCCGAGCACGAAGTTGTTCTTGTTCCAGATAAGGCAGTTTTGCAGCTTGAACCCGGCATCCTGGAACGCCTTGCGGAAGTTCGTGCCTTCCATATCCGCGTGCGCGACATAGATCGGCGCGCCCGACTTCATGACCGTGAACACGGCCGCGTACATGTCGAGCAGGAACTGGTAGAAATCCCCGTCGCCCATTTTGTCGTTCATGATGGCGCCGGTCTTGCCGCGGTTGCCCTTGTCGGCCTTGTCCAGCATTTTGTTCTTGGCGCCGATATCGACGTTGTAAGGCGGATCGGTCCAGACCACGTCGGCAAGCTCGCCGTTCATGAGCTTGTCCCAATCGCCGATTTCCAGCGACGAGCCACAACGCAGGCGATGCGCCCCGAGCACCCAGGTATCACCAGGGACGGTGATCGCGTCTGGTGCCAGGGCCGGCGCGTCGTCGGGATCCTTGTCGTTGGCGGCCAGCTCGGCATCACCGAACAGGTCCGCCAGCTCGTCATCGGAGAACCCGAGCAGCTCGACCTCAAAGCCGGCGTCGCGCAGGTCGCCGATTTCCAGGCGCAGGAGTTCCTCGTCCCAGCCAGCGTTAAGCGCCAGCTTGTTGTCGGCAATGATGTACGCCCGGCGCTGGTTCTCCGTCCAGCCGTCGCACGGCATGACCGGCACCATGCCCTCGGGGATACTCGCGCCGTTCATCCAGCGCAGGCGCCCGCCGTTGGCGTAAATCTGGATAGCTGCAGCAACACGACCATGGCCCGCCACGATGCCCTGGGCGTCGGCGAGGATCGCGTTCGTAAAGCCAAACTCGTCCATGCTATCGACGATCTGGCGAACTTGATCAGGCGAGTGAGTGCGCGAGTTCCGCGCGTAGACCATCAACGATTCAATTGGCCGATACTCCCACTTGGGAGGTTCGACCATAGGCACGACTTTCACGGATTATCCTCCAGAGCTGTTACGCTCGATGACGACGACGGGGGCCTGCTTCTCGGGGTCGAGCGCGTCGAGGCCCCAGGCACGCCGCTCGCCGTCCTGCACGATCTTGATGGTTTCGCTGGTGATCTTCGCCAGCTTGGCGCGTTCGAAGTCCCGGCCCTTGATGGCCTCGCCAGATAGACCGCGGACAACGGCCCACTCGCGTCGGTGGCGAGCGATAACCTCGGCGCGCTGGTTGACCGGCGTGTCCGCGTCAGGAATTGGCGAGGCGTCAGACACGTCAGGCGTCGCGTCAGCTTTTTTACTGACGGCCGAGTCAGTTTCGGCCTTTCCCGCGGGCGCCTCCGCGTTTGTCGTGCGCGCTTGCCTGTCCGCGATCCGCTGAGCGCGAGCCGCGATATCGGCCATTGCCTGCTGCTTTTCCCAGGGATCGCCTGCTGCAGCGTCTTTCTTCATGCGGGCGTGCACCGATTGCTTGGCTATCCCAAGCACTTCGGCGAGCCGACCCATGGTCATGCTCGGGTCAGATTCCCACGCAAGACGCGCGGCGGTCCATTCGTCAGAAGATAGTCGCTTTGCCATGACGTCAGTTTACCGTCCCGACTGGTCCGTCTGACGAGCCACGATCTCGAACGGGTTCTCAGGGCAGACGGCGTCATTGACGACACAGCGCACGCCCATGTCCTTCTGGCCGTGGA